AAGCGGTGTGGTTCAGCCTATGGCGGAGCTAAATGCCACTGAGGGGGGTGACTTCGTCAAGGTACCTTTTTTTAGTGCAAATCTTTCAGGAGACTTTGAAGTTCTTTCCGATTCTTCATCATTAACACCAAGCAAAATAACAACCGATCAACAGATTGGGGTTGTGCTTCATCGCGGTAAAGCATACGAGGCTCGTGACTTAGCTGCACTTGCGGCTGGTTCTGATCCTATGGCTGCGATTGGTCAAAAGATTGGAGCATATATCGCACATCAAAGACAGAAAGATTTATTCTCTTGTCTTTCAGGTGTATTTGGTTCAATCAATGCAAACGATAGCAATTCAGCTTTCTTTGGTTTAACTGTTGATTCAGAATCAAGCGACACACCAACAGCACTTTCTCCACGCCATATTGCAAGAGCAAGATCAATTCTTGGAGATCAAGGAGAAAAGCTTACAGCCATTGCAGTCCACTCAAAAGTCTTTTATGACTTGGTTGAAAGAAATGCGATTGATCGTATTTATGACAACAACGGCGATGCTGACGCTTCAGCAACTTCTGGTACAACAGCAAATGCTTTCGGTAGCCCAACAGTTCCAACATTTATGGGGCTAAGAGTTATCGTTTCTGATGACGTGCCAACCACAGGGTCAGGCTCGTCCACAGAATACTCAACATTCGCTTTCACAGCGGGTTCTGTTGCATCAGGCGAGCAGGCAGGGTTAACCACAGAAACAGACCGCGACATTCTCGCAAAGTCTGATGCTATGTCTATTGATTTACACTACACATATCATCCTGTAGGTTCTAAGTGGGCTGTAACAACTACAAACCCAACAAGAGCGCAACTTGAAACAGTAGGCAATTGGTCGAAGGTCTACGAAACAAAGAACATTGGTATCGTAAGAATTACCAACGTATCTAATCAAGACTAGAGGTAATTAATTATGCCATCTTTATTTGAAGTTAGTGCGGGAAAACTAGCAGGCCCAACTACAGGGGGAACTGTTACCCAAGCAACTAACAAAACAACAGGTGTGACTCTTAACACAGAGTCAGGTCAGATTACAATGAATGATGCGGCGCTTGGCGCTGCGGCTGAAGCAACTTTCACAGTTACAAACGATAAAATCGCTGCAACTGATGTTGTTGTTGCTGTTCATGGTTCTGCGGGTACTGCGGGTTCTTACATGGTAGGAGTTTCAGCAATCGCCGCTGGCTCTTTTAAAGTCACCGTTACAAACGTATCTGGCGGATCATTAAGTGAAGCAATTGTAATTAATTTTGTTGCCTTAAAAGGTGCATCAAGTTAATGGGATTGTTTGCTTTTAAGCGGATTAAGGAAAAAGAAGCTGCCGTTGCGGTGGCTTCTATTCCTACTAAAACAAAAAAACGTAAATCTAAATCCAAGGTCGAAAATGGCAATCACCATAACAGCAACAGCGGGAAGCGCGTCAGCAAATAGTTATTTAACTCTTTCAGATGCAAACGCGATTATTGAAGGGCTTGTCTTAGATGATGATGTCGCGGCTTGGGATGGGTCATCAAATGATAATAAAAATCGTGCGTTATATACGGCAACTGTCAGAATTGATCGCGAAAGATTTCTTGGGGCGAGGGCAACAGATACACAGGCTTTGCAATGGCCGCGAACAGGAGTCAGAAAACCAGACACTTATATAAATACATACGCTGTTGGATTCCCTTTTCGTATATCAACAGATTATTTTACAGATACAGAAATTCCAGATCAGGTAAAAAGAGCGCAGGCAATATTGGCTGTATATTTGAATAATAATAGAGATGGTTTAGGATTAAGTGGGCTAGAAGATTTCTCAAATGTTCAGGTTGGCTCGGTAAATGTTACGCCTAATTTTTATGGGTCAGTTGGCGCTGATCGCGTTCCGCCATTATTTGAACGCTATTTCACAGGCTTGCGTATTAGTGGGCCTAACAATATTGCAATTAAAAGGAGTTAATTTCTTATGTACAACGCAGACCCAGATTACACACTTGGCGGTGAGCTAATCACAGACACAGCCGCACATACAGGCAGATTTAAAAGTATTTTTTTTAAAGAAGATACACAAATTAACACAGCTTCCCATAACTACACAGGAAATAGTATTGATAGTGAAACTTTTCTTGCGGGTCAAACCATTTATGGAGTTTTCACAAGTATTACTTTAACAAGTGGTGCTTGCATTGCTTATAGAATCTGATGGGGATATCTTCTGCAATAAAAAAAGTTTTAACAAATAAAAAACTTTCAGCTAATATTACTTTCAGGTCTGTTTCCGCTGGTTCATATAATACGACCACAGGCGTTATTACAGAAACAAATACTGATACAACTATCAAAGGTGTTTTAGAAGATATTAATTTACGCGAAGTAAATGGTCTAATCGAGGCAACAGATAAAAAAATTCAAATTGCTGCGGCTAGTCTTTCTTCAACACCTACAACGAAAGATAAAGTTATTGTTGGTTCTGTAACTTATTCAATTATCAGAATTGAAACAAATCAATTTGCTAATGAAAAACTTTCCTTTGTTTGTTATTTAAGAACATGAGAAAGATACGAATTGATCAGATTGGCGAATATTCAGAAGAACAAATCAATGCCTTATTGTCTGTAACTGTTTTGACGGGAGATCGTATTGTCAAAGAAGGCTCGCCTGTGGATTCAGGAAGGCTTGCTGTTTCTTGGCAGATAGGAGAAAACGCAGAAAGCGGCGCACCCGCCCCAGAAGGTAAGTATGGCGCATCTGGTAAAGGAACTGTTATAAGACCACCAAAGACTTTAAATTATCAATTAGGAAAAGAAAATTTTAAAAAAAAATATCATATACATAACAATGTTCCATACGCTGAACCTGTTATGTTTGGAACAAGCTTGCCGCCGTCTTGGGGTGGTACATACAGGAGCAACCAAGGCTTAAAGGCAAAACATCTTGATTTATTGGCAAAAGAACTTGCAAACGAAATTCAAGACTTATACAAACAAATAAGAGGTAAATAATGGCCGCTATTGATTTAAATACAGTAAGAGCAACTATTGAAGCTAGAGTCGCGACAGAGCTTGCCAGTAGCCCCGCAATCCCTGTTGTTTTTCATAATATGTCGTTTGATAGCAGCGTCGTTACAACGTTTGTTCAATGTCTTACGACATTCGGCGAAAGTAATTATCTGACGCAGGGCAGTGCGGACGGATTGAACCGCGTAAATGGAATTGTTGTTTTTAATATCTTTACACCGCAGGGAATAGGTTCGGGCGATAATTACACAATCGGCAAAAGGTTGCGGGATTTATACAATCGAATTACAGTTTCTAATGTGATCTTCGATGCCCCGATTGGGCCTGAGGTCATTGACAATTCAAATCCAGAAGGACAATTCCAAACACAACTGCGAATGACTTTTGAAATTTTTGAGGAACTTTAATGGAAATTACAGAAAAAATGCTTGACGCAATCGAAGCTGTAAAGGGTCGCCGTGACCCTGCATATTGGGATGGACGTTGCAGGCGATATATGGAAAAGCAAGAAAAATTAAAAAAAGATGTAAAAAAAACAATTAAGAGTTAATATATTTATAAATAGATTCTTTTTTTTGTTATGGCTATCAAAGGCGATGTTGGGAAAATTATGTTTGAAAATGCGGGCGGCACTGAAGCTGACGTTGGACAAACAAGAAGTTGGTCTTTGTCTATAACAAAGGACACGATGGAAACAACAAAACAAGGTGATACATTTAAATCAAATATCGGCGGCTTGATAGCAGGCGAAGGTTCAGCCGAACTTCTTTATAATCCATCAGAAACAGGCGCAGGCTACACAACATTTATTGATGATGTTTTAACCACAGGCGATAACGCTGACGCATTATTTGAATTATTTCCTGATAAAGATACATCTGCGAAGAAAATCAGTTTTGCGGGAATAATTACAAACGCAGAATATGGCGCAACACTTGGCGAAGTTCAAGTAATAAATATCAGTTTCATTACAAGCGGTACCATAACAAGCGCTATCTGATACATTGAGTTTATTAGTCAACTAAATAACCAATGCAAAAAAGAACTATTGACCTGTTAACTGAATCTTATAAAGATCAGATGACAGCTAGAAGAAAATACGAATTTAAAAATAAAAACGGAGAAAAAATTGTTGATTTATATTTCAAACCTTTAACAAGGGATGATCGTGTTCGCGCACAATCAGCGGCAAATACAGATGACGCTTTGACAATATCAACTTATCTTCTTTGTAAAAACGCAGAATTAGAAGATGGGTCAAAGGCATTTGCACCCGCAGATGCGCCGAACCTTCAAAGAGAACTTCCAGAAAGTGTATTAAACGAAATTGAATTATTTATGTTTGAAATTAAATTAAATGTTGATACAGCAAAAAAATAATATCGCGAGATAATTGGATAAATTTTGAATTTTTTCTCGCAACAGAACTAGGCAAAACAATTCAAGAATTACGTTCTTTGATTACAGAAGAAGAACTGATTTTTTGGGCGGCTTATTATGAAGTTAAGAATGAAAGAGAAAAAAGAGAATTAAATCGCCAAAGAGCAAATAGAAGGTAATATATAAGAAAAGGTTTTGTTGATTTGTGGCACAGGCTAATGTAAAACTTACAGTTGATGCTTCGCAAGCCACAAGAGCATTAAGAGGTGTTCAACAGCAAACATCAGGGCTTCAAAGGGCATTTGGTGGCCTTAAAAGTGCAATTCTTGGGATTGGTGTCACAGCTTTAGGAAGGCAGGCAATACTAACATCAGCAAATTTTGAAAAACTAAATGTCAGACTTGGATTATTAACTAAAGCATCAGGAACCTTTGCAAAATCGCAAGAGATAGCGGCAGAAGCACAAAAATTATTTGGACTTAGTGCGACAGAAGCGCTTGAAGGAATAACAAATATTACTGCACGTTTGCAACCCTTGGGCGTTGGTGTTGAAGATATAAGAACAACATTTATCGGATTTAATACAGCGGCGAAACTGGCGGGAGCGTCAGCGATGGAAAGTTCCGCTGCATTTAGACAATTAGCGCAGGCTTTAGGTTCAGGGCGCTTACAAGGCGATGAATTTAGAAGTATTGCAGAACAGGTTCCAACAATACTTGCGCCAATCGCTGCTGAATTAGGAACAACAGTTGGCGGATTAAAGAAATTTGCATCAGAAGGCAAATTGACAAGTGATGTTGTTATAAGAGCGTTAAAAAAAGTTGAACTTGATGGCGCAGATTCCTTGAAGGCATTGTTAGAAAATGACCCGACACAAGTATTTAAAAACTTAGGAAATGAAGCTGAAAATTTATCAAGAGCATTTGGCGATCAATTAGCCCCTGCTGTTTTACCAGTTATTAGAGCAATAACAAAAGTAACGGAAGCAATAACTAATTTTGTGGATTCGGGTGCGGGTCAAGTCACTTTGATATTTACTGCAATAGCTGTTGCCGCAAAAGGTATTTCAATTATAACGCCTGTAATTATTGGACAATTAGCGACTTTGGCTACATCTTTTCAAGTCACTGCAATAAATTCTGCATTAGCTTCAACTGGTTTAAAAGGTGTTGCGGCTTCTTCGTTCTTGGCAGCGGGAGGTATTTCAAAAGCCACAATTGCTCTTACTGCCTTCAAATTAGCTCTTATAAAAACAGGTATTGGAGCCGCGATTGTTATTCTTGGAACTTTAGCGGCAAAATTTATTGATAATAAAAATTCAGCAAAAGAAGCTGCGGATGCCGCAAAAGCATTTGACGATAATATAAAAGGAATAACTGAAACAGCACCACAGACAGAAGCTGCGCTAAATGCTCTAACAATAGCTAATAAAGAATTTCAGCTTTCACAATTAGGGCCGGGTCGAAGTGATAGCGGAACGAGGAAACGACTTGAAAGAGAACTTGAATTATTGAAAGAAAGACAGATAATTTTACAAGCTGAAGATGATAGGCAAAAAAATATTCTTGATAAAAATAAAAAATTTAACGATGCGACAATTGCAAAGTTAAAAGAAATTTCAAGACTTGAATCTGAATTGGCAGGCAAAAAAGAAAATGAAATTATACTCGAAGAAAAAATTGCGGAAATTAAAAGAAACTTTGAAGGTGCTGATGCTCAACAGCTTATAAATTTATTGAAGGAAGAAGAGGGATTAAAAAGACAACTTGAATTGATGAGAAAACAAGAAGAACAAGCAAAAAAAATTAATGGCGCTTTTAGACAAATTGGCGATGATATTGCTTCAGGTGTAACTGATGCTTTGGTTGGTGCAATTCAAGGAACAAAAAGTCTTGGAGAAGCGGCTAAGTCAATTATTAATGATCTTGCTACGTCTTTGTTAAGGCTTGGGATAAATACACTTTTAGGAAATGTCTTCGGTATTGGTATATTTGGTGGCGGTGGCGGTGGCGGTGCTTCTCCCGCCCCAATAGGGGTTATGGCGGCAAATGGTGGTTACATCCCAAGCAATAGACCTTCACTTGTAGGAGAAAAAGGGCCGGAGCTATTTACACCAGCAAGAGGTGGATTTGTCACGCCAAATAGTATGCTTGGTCGTGGCGATATAAATATTAATGTAAATGTAGAAGCGGGTGGCGGTCAAAACGTACAGGCAAGTGAAAGAGATTCAAAAGAACTTGGCTTTGCACTTGCTTCGGCGATACAATCAGAATTAATAAAACAAAAAAGACCGGGGGGTTTACTAGCAACTTAAAATGGCAACCTTTCCAAGCGTCACACCCACATATCAAGGTTTTTCAAAAAAATCTGCGCCTAATGTTCGCACAATAAGGTTTGCAGATGGATTTGAACAAAGAATATTTTTTGGATTGGCAAGCAATCAAAACCCAAAAATCTATAATGTTAATTTTGAACTTAGTGAAACAGAAGCCGATGTTGTCGAAGCGTTTCTTGATAGTCGCGCAAACGATCAGGAAAGTTTTACATTCACACCGCCCGGCGAAGGATTTACAAAAACAGGAACATATTCACAATCAGGAACAACAGTAACAATTACAATTTCAAATCACGGCGTTGCAATAGGCGATGTTTTGACGATTGACTATACATCGGGTTCAGCAACCGATGGTTCTTTTACAGTTGCAACAGCGACAGATGCAAATACATTTACAGTTATAGCCGCTGCTAGTGCAACAAATAGCGGAAATGTTTCAATCACTCTTTCAGGTGCAAAATTATTTGTTTGTGAAACTTGGTCAAAATCTATTCCATATAATAACAGGGCGTCAATTAGCGCTACATTTAGACAGGTATTTGAGCCATGAGTACAGATAAAATTGTAAGTGAATTACAAAATATTAATCCGTCAGCGGTAATTGAGCTTTTTACATTGACTCTTGATAATTCATTACATGGAGCAACAACAACTTATCGTTTTCATGCGGGAACAAGTTTGAAAGATAATGGAGAAATAATTTGGCAGGGTAATTCTTATACAAGATTTCCTGTTCAAGCCGATGGTTTTCAATATGGAAAAGGCCAATTACCTCGTCCAACATTAAATTTTTCAAATGCATTTGGAACGATTTCTTCAATTCTTATAACTGTAAATGAAATAACGAGAGGTAACGACTTAACAGGCGCAACAGTAAAAAGAATAAGAACACAAGCAAGATTTATTGACGCTGCAAACTTCCCTAGCAATGTAAACCCTTATGGAACCCCAGATGCAACAGCAGAATATCCACAAGAAATTTATATTATTGATAGAAAATCAGCAGAAAATAGAAATATCGTTTCTTTTGAGCTTGCGGCTGTTTTTGACATGGCGGGAGTTCGAGCGCCAAAACGTCAATGTACTAGAAAAGAATTTCCTAGTATTGGATTAATTAACGCATGACTTGGAGGGCTGACGCATTGCTTCACGCCAAAGAACAAGACCCGAAAGAATCTTGCGGTCTTTTGTTAAATATTCGCGGAAAAGAAAAGTATTTTCCTTGTCAAAATCTAGCAATTACCTCGCATCAATGTTTCATAATGAACCCCGAAGATTTTGTCAAAGGAGATTCGCTTGGAGAAATTATTGGAATTGTTCATTCGCATCCAACAACACCGCCAGTTGCTTCAGAAGCCGATAAAATAAGCTGTGAGCAATCGAATTTGCCTTGGTATATTGTTAACCCAAAAACAGAGCTATGGGGCGAATATGCGCCGTCAGGCTACAAACCAGATATGATCGGTTTACCTTGGGTTTGGGGTGTTTCTGATTGTTGGTCACTTGTTCGCAGATATTATAAGGAAAAATTAAACATACAATTAAGAGATTGGGATAGGCCAACGACACCCGAAGAATTTCAGGATGACCCGATGTTTGAAAGGTGCGCAAAAGATACAGGCTTTGTTGAATTAAAAAATGACGAAAAATTAAAAAATAACGATTTATTGTTTATGTCAATCGGTGCTGTCGGGTTGAATCATGTGGCGATTTTTGTAGATGGCGATGTAATACACCATTTAAGAGATAGACTATCTTGTAGAGAGCCTTACAACCCTTGGTTGTTAAAATGCACAGGAATGAGGTTACGTTATGCTTCGCAAAATTAAGCTATATGGAGAACTGGCAAAACAAGTCGGTCATAAAGAATTTGAAGATATAAATGTTTCAAATGTTGCGCAGGCTGTTAGTTTTTTAATTAATAATTTTCCGCAACTGGAAAGTCATATGGCAACTAGATATTATAAAGTTATTACTCACGATGAAGAAATTGGTGCGGACGAGCTTCACAATCCTGTTGGTAAATCAGATATATCTTTTGTACCTGTTGTTTCAGGTTCGGGGGGTAATTTCGGAAAGGTGTTACTTGGAGTGGCCTTGATTGGTTTATCTTTTACAGCATTTGGACCGGCGGGTAGTTTATTTCATGGCGGTTCAGGCGCGGGTTTAGCGGGTGGTGGTGGTTTGATGGGGGCAACAGGTATATATGCGGCAGGGGCTTATGGTTCGGCGGCTCTCGGACTTATTGGTGCGGGTTTGGTTCTTAGTGGTGTAAGTGGGATGCTATTTCCAGTTCCAAAAATGCCTGAATTCTCAAGTGAACAAGACCCGCGTTTGTCATTCAGCTTTTCAGGGACGCAACAGACTAGCAGGGCCGGAACGCCAGTTCCTATAGTTTACGGCGAGATTTTTACAGGTTCAGTTGTTATTTCTGGCGGTATTGATACGGAGCAAGTTCAGGCATGACCGATAAAAGGAAAATTATTCGTGGTTCAGGAGGTAGTCCAAGTCCGCCGCCGCCAAGACAACCGACAAGAACCCCTGATACGCTTCACAGTAAACAATTTGCGACTTTTCTTGACCTTATATCAGAAGGAGAAATTGAAGGTTCTGCAACCGCTTCAAAAGAAGGTATTACAGACCGTACTTCAGCGGCATATACAAATGCGTATTTAAAAGACGTTTTTCTTAACGATACGCCGATTCTTAAAGCGACAGCCAGTTCATCAAGTCCAGCAGATACAGATTTTAATTTTCAGAATGTAACTTTTACGCCGCGTTTCGGCACAGCAGATCAAACAAAAATTTCTGGAATTGAAAGTTCTTCTTCAATAACCCCTGTCGGGGTTACAGTTACAGCAGATACGCCAGTTACAAGACAAATTACAAATACAAATGTTGATCGAATAAAAGTAACAATTACATTTCCACAAATACAAAAGGCAACAAATGACGGCGATCTTTTGGGTTCAACTGTTGAATATAAAATTAGTGTTCAATATAATTCAGGAGGTTTTACTGATGTTATAACTTCTGCAAATGGCGGCAAAGTGACAGGACGAACCGCTGACGCATATCAAAGAGATCATTCCATAGCAATAACAGGTTCTTTTCCTGTTGATATAAGAGTTTCAAGAGTTACAGCCGATTCAACAGATACTTCATTAATAGACGCTTTTCAATTTACAAGTTTCGCTGAAATTATTGATGATGCAAGCACTTATGCAAACTCAGCATATAACGCAATAAGGCTTGACTCTCAACAGTTCAGTTCGATTCCCCGCCGGAAATTTCGTATTCGCGGAATAAAAGTAAGGATTCCGGGCGCGGGCGCATCAGGTTCAGGAACGCCAACTGTCGATTCTGCAACAGGCCGGATTATTTATCCTGACGGATATATTTTTAATGGCGTTATGGGTGCAGCGGTTTGGACTTCATGCCCTTCGATGGTGTTACTCGACCTTCTCACGACTGAGAGGTACGGATTCGGCACACATATTTCAGATTCAAACCTTGATTTATTTTCTTTTGTAACCGCATCAAAATTTGCAAATACTCTTGTTGATGATGGCTTCGGCGGACAGGAAGCGAGATTTTCTTGTAATGTAAATATTCAAACATCAAGCGAAGCATTTGACCTTATAAATGAACTTGCGGGTGTCATGCGTTGTATGCCGATCTGGTCAACAGGCTCCATATTATTAGCTCAAGATTCCCCGAAAGATTCCTCGTTCCTTTTCTCGCTTGCCAATGTGGGTAATGATGGTTTTAATTATTCTGGTTCAAGTTTAAAACAAAGACATTCTGTTATATCGGTTTCATATTTTAATATGGATTCGCAAGAAATAGATTATGAAGTTTTTGAAAATACTACTTTGTCAGCAAAAATTGGAACTGTTGTTAAGCAAGTAAAAGGTTTCGGCTGCACATCACGGGGGCAAGCGCTCAGATTGGCAAAGGCAATTGCATTTTCGGAAGCAAATGAATCTGAATTAGTGACATTTACGACATCAATGGAAGGCGGGTTGATGGTTAGACCGGGCGCTGTCATTAGTATCAATGACCCTGTTCGCGCGGGCGTTAGAAGATCAGGAAGGCTTGCAAGTGTTACATCAACAACTGTTGTTACAGTTGATGATACAAATGCAACAGATTTTGCGGTTGATGCTTCTGGAAACCCTGTCGGCGATGCAACGTTGTCTCTTATATTGCCAGATGGTTCTGTTGAGGAAAAAACAATTTCAAGCATTTCAAACGGAACTATAACTGTTAGTTCAGCTTTTTCTCAAACACCTAATGTCAATACAATTTGGTTAATATCAAACGTCACTGTTGAATCGCAAAAATTTAGAGTAATTACTGTTGAAGAAACAGATTCGGTAAATTATACAATTACAGCTTTATCTTACATAAATGAAAAATATGCATTTATTGAAGATGGCGAATCGTTGCCCGCAAGAAACGTTTCGATATTAAACGAACTTACAAGTCCGCCAAGTGGATTGACCGCTGTTGAAACTATTGTTCCAATAAATAATCAGGCAGTATCAAAAATTGTTATTAGTTGGCAACCAATAAACGGAGTTATTGAATATCAAGTTAATTACAGATATGAAAACGGAAATTTTGTAACAGAAAGAGTATCAAGACCTGATTTTCAAATATTAAATAGTCAACTTGGAACTTATGAAATACAGGTTTTTAGTTATAACGTACAAGCGCAACTTTCAGCAACTTCAACCGATTTAACATTTGAAGCTGTAGGTAAAACAGCATTGCCCCAAGATGTTACAAATCTAAGAATAGAACCAATATCAGATCAGTTTGTACGACTTAGGTTTGATAAGGCAACGGACGTTGACGTGGTGCATGGAGGCAACGTGGTAGTCAGGGCGTCAAATATTGCTGATGGAACAGCAACTTTTACAAATTCTGTTGATGTTATACCCGCTTTGCCGGGTAACGTAAGCGAATCAATTGTTCCAAATATTGTTACAGGGGAATATATTTTAAAATTTAGAGATGATGGTGGCAGACTTAGTTCTGGGGAAACTTCAGTCATAGTAAACAGTCCTGACCCTTTTCCAAAATTAGTTGTTTTAGAGGATAGAGAAGATACTGACGCAACACCTTTTGCTGGAACAAAAGTTGATTGTTTTTTCTCTAATGATGTAAATGGTCTTGTTCTTGGTTCTTTAGATGAATTAGATGGTGTTACAGATTTTGATTCTATTGCTGATTTTGATTTCTTAGGTGCTGTTGATATTACTGGTGGTTCTTATGAATTTGCAAATACTCTTGATTTAGGGGGAAAACAACCCTTAAGACTACGGAGACATTTTGTAACGCAAGGTTTTTATCCAAATGATTTAATAGATAAAAGATCAGCAAATATTGATACATGGACAGATTTTGATGGTGCTACTGCATTTGATGTTGGTGCATCTTTATTAGTTGCTACAACTGACCTTGACCCTGACTTATCAACTTCTGCAACCTACGGGCAAAGTGGTACAACCATTACTATTACAAAAAGTTCGCATGGATATTCTGTTGGCGATTTTGTTGTTATAGATTTTACTGCTGGTAGTGCAACAGATGGTAACTATGAAATAGTTACTGTTCCAAGTTCAAGCACTTTTACAGTCACTTCAGCTACAAGTGCCACAATATCAGCTGGTACTTCTTGTACATATGGAGCAAACTTTTCTAGATTTAATCCTTTTGTAAATGGAACTTATGTTGGTCGTGGTTTTAAATTTAGATGCGAAATGGATTCAGATGACCCTGCACAATCAATTGAAATTGACCAACTAGGATATACAGCAGAATTAGAAAGCAGAACCGAAACAAGTCTTGGTAATGCAGGGGCAACAAGTGGTGGCATTATTTCTTCTGGAACCTCGCAAAAGTCAGTAACATTCACTAATTCATTTTTTACAGGTTCAACAGGAACAGGTGTTGCCGACAATACTGTTTTACCTAGTATCGCAATTACAATAGAAAACGCAGAAAGCGGGGACTTTTTTGCTTTGTCATCTATAACAGGAAGCGGTTTCAATATTGATATAAAAAATGGCTCTAGTCATGTAGATAGGCAATTTAAATATAGTGCAACAGGATTTGGACGAGGTAGTTAAAAATTAACTATTAAGATATACTTAGATAAAAAATTGGTTTAGGTAATGGCAACTCACGACTATGTAATTGACAATTCAACAGGCGCCAACGTCCGAAGCGATTTAAACAATGTATTACAAGCGATATTAACAAATAACAGTTCTGGTTCTGCCCCTAGTACTACTGCCGCATATATGTTGTGGGCTGATACCAGTAATAATATTTTAAAAATGCGTAATTCAGCAAATGATGACTGGATTGATCTAAGAACACTTACTGGTGGTATAACTTCGACTGCTGATGCGACAATAAATTCTATAACTGTAGGTAAAGGTGCAAATTCTGTTGCTGGTAATACTGTTCTTGGAGAGACAGCTTTAGATGCTTCTGTATCTGGTGGAAATAACACTGCTATTGGTAAAGATGCTTTAACAACCAACACTTCTGGAGAATTTAATACAGCTATAGGTTCTGCTGTTTTAGATGCAAATACAACAGGAACTAGAAATTCAGCAGTAGGATATGGTTCTTTAAGTAGTTCAACTACAGGAACTGGCAACACTGGTATTGGTTTTCAAGCTTTAGTTGCTAATACAACTGCTGACAATAATACTGCGGTGGGTCGTGATGCAATGGTTTCAAATACAACTGGATCAGGAACTGCATTAGGAGCTTTTAGTTTAGATGCTAACACTACTGGTACTGCCAATACTGCTATTGGAAATTCAGCTTTAGGAGCCAACACAACTGCTGCTAATAACACTGCTGTAGGTCACGCTGCCTTAACAGCAAACACAACTGGAGCAGAAAATGTAGCTGTAGGAAAAAGTGCATTAGCTGCAAACACAACAGGGGGAGATAATGTTTCAGTGGGAGTTGAGGCTCTAACTACAAATACGACAGGCGTAGACAACGTAGCTGTAGGTAAGGCTGCACTTAAATTAAGTACAACCGCTAGTAATAATACTGCTGTTGGAAATGCTGCACTAGCAGCAAACACAACTGGAACGACAAATACTGCCGTAGGAGCTAACGCATTAGACGCTAATACCACGGCGAGTTCAAATACTGCGGTGGGTCGTGATGCATTAGGAGCTAACACAACTGGCGATTTAAATGTGGCTATTGGAGACATTGCTATGAATAACTCCACAGAAGCCGATCGAAATGTAGTGATTGGTGCTCAAACTATGACATCATATAGTGCTACAGGAGACAATTATAATACAGTAGTAGGTTTTAGAGCTTGTCAAAGTACAACTACTGCTAGTACATTCACAGCAATAGGTGGAGATGCTCTTAAATCAACAACGACTGGTGGTAGCAATGTTGCTGTTGGATATTCGGCTGGTTCTTCTTTAACTACAGGGTCAAATAATGTAATTATGGGAACATCAGTAATGCAAGGAAATGTTACTGGTAGCAGCAATGTTGTTATAGGACACCGAGCTTATAGATTAGGAAATGATGGTAGTAGTAATGTTGCTGTTGGTGTTAATTCTTTAGAAGATAACACAGGGAATGACAATACTGCTGTTGGAGCTAATACTTTACAGCAAAACACAAGTGGAGTAGAAAATGTAGCCGTTGGTATTAATTCATTACTCGTTAGTACAACTGCTGGTTATAACACTGCGCTTGGAGCTGGAACATTAAAAGATTGCACAACTGGAAGTATTAACGTAGCTATTGGTAGAGAAGCTTTGGAAAATCTTACAACTGGTGCTAAAAATGTTGGTATAGGAAGAAGTGCATTACAAGCCACCACTACACCAGATGAAAACACAGCAGTTGGCGATTCTTGTATGGCATCAAACACAACTGGTGGTAATAATGTTGCCATGGGTGCTGAAGCTTTAAAATCTAATACCACAGCAAGTCTTATTACGGCTCTTGGAAGGCAAGCATTATTTTCAAACACAACTGGTGCAAAAGGAACAGCAGTAGGTTATCAAGCAGGCTATACAAATTCAACAGGAGCTAGTAATACTTCAGTGGGTTATCAGGCATTATATTCAAATCAGACATACAGTAATAACACTGCCGTTGGTAAAAGTGCTTTAAATGCAGTTAATAATGGTGGTAATACAGCAGTAGGTAGTGATGCAGCTGAAAAATTATCAACTGGAACTCTTTGTACCGCAGTTGGTCATTTAGCATTGAAACTAGCAACTACCCCTCAATCTTGCACTGCTGTTGGTTATTTTGCTATGGGAAATGCAGTTGTAACGGGAGATAATAACACTGCGGTTGGTAAAGAAGCTGGAAGAGAAATTACATCTGGTTCAGATAATACTTGTATTGGTAAATCTGCTGGCGAAGCTTTGACTACTGGTACAAATAACACGTTATTAGGCGATGATGCTGGTAGAGGTAGTTCTCCGTCAGGCGAGATTACCACAGGTAGTAATAATGTAGTTTTAGGTAGCAACAATGTTCAAAACCTTTTCTGTGCTGATACTTCAATATCAAGTTCTGATTCAAGAGATAAAACAGATGTATCTGATTTTAGTATTGGATTGAAATGGATTGAAGCATTAAGACCAGTTACATATAGATGGGATAGAAGAACATGGTACGGAACTGATGAAGAACCTTATGGCACGCCTGATGGGTCAAAAAAGAGAGCTAGATTGCACGTTGGATTTTTAGCACAAGAAGCACTTGCAGTAGAACAGGCAAATGGCTATGGAACATCAAATGACGATTCATTGATTTTAAATTTAACTGATGATGGTAAGAGTTATGGAATGAAATACGAAAGACTTATACCAATGCTTGTAAATGCTATAAAAGAGTTATCCGCAAAAGTCACAGCCCTCGAAGCAGGGTAAACTTAAAGTAACCTAATTTTTGATTATGGAAGAAAAAACCGCAGATGAAATCGCAGCAATTTTTTCTGCTGCTGGCGATAGTGTAACTGTTATTAATGCAGATGCTAACTTTGCTGCCTACCAAACTGCTAATCCTTACAGTTCTGACACTGAAGCTGAGTGGAAAGAAATGATTGAAAGAAATGTAACACATCTTGAAATAATCAAGGCTTACAAAAAACTTGATGGCACAACATCTATCTGGACATCGGAAGATTTTACAGCTATTGATGCTGCTATTACTGCTGGCAAAAAACTCTACTAAATTATGAATCTTAAAGAAAAACTACAACAACTTGCACAAGAAAGACAGAACTTACAAGTTGCAATGATTGAAATTACTGGTGCAATGAAGATTCTCGAACAGCAGATTCTTGAAGCTGAACCCGAATCAAACCAGCCATCAGATACAAAGGCATCAACCCAAGAATCAAAAACAGTGTCATCAAAGTCAAAGGCATAGCCAATTTATTTAGAATTTCTTTTATCATGGCAAAAATTTCACAGATATTATCTATCTTAAGTTTTATCATCAGCGCGTCAATGCTAGGCGCAGGCGTCTATGGTTACATGATGGTTACAAGCGATGATTTCAAAGAAAAAATGATTCAACAAGTTATTGATAAAATACCCTTACCAGAAGTTCCAGAACTACCAAAATCAACAGGCAATGTAATTCCATTTTAAATTTTGGAAATACCAGAAATAAATATCCCTAACATACATATTCCAGAACCTATCCATATTGAACCGCCTATCGTCCTCGATACGCCTGTTTCTATTGATATGGGCGTTCCTGTCATTGATGCGCCTTGCGCTGTTGTACGCGATTCTCTGACGGGTGGGAAAGATCATTTCAATAACGACCCAGATGGAAATGTTGCTTTATGCGATCACACAGCGCCATTTTATTTTGCGCCTGATTATTCGCCATCTGCAAAAATAATCACACCGAAACAAAACACCAAAACGGAAGCGCCTGAAATACCAGATATAAAAACGCCAGAAATTCCAAAAACAAAAGAAAATAATGATAATAATGTAATTGAAGAAAAAGAAATTGATTGCCCTGCGAAAGACCAACAATTCAGGCTAAACGATGTAAGAAATGCAGAAGCGCAAGAA